GTACGATGAAGAGGCCAATGTAAATCGCCCATTGCGATACGCAATAAACCAAAAATCCCCATTTGAAGATGAGCAAGATGGCAACGCAATCGTTGAGCCAATCATCTTTGAGAATGGTTTCTTATCGGCTCCTAAAACCAATCCTGCATTACAGCAATTCTTATACTACCATCCAATGAATGGTATTGTATTTGAAGAAGTTGATTCTGAGCGTGATGCACAAGAAGAAGTTGAAGCACTTGCTGCGGAAGTTGATGCACTCATCAAAGCTCGTGAGCTTTCAATTGAAGAACTTGAAACAGTCTATCGTGTATTATTTAACAAAGATGTATCTCGTGTAACTACAGCTGAGATGAAGAGAGATATCCTCATTTACGCTAGAAACTATCCGAATAACTTCTTGAATGCATTAGACGATCCAATGTTAAGACTACAGTCACAGGTACATATCTTCTTTGATATGGGCTTACTTGGCTTTAGAAATAACAATAAAGAGGTTTGGTATAGCACACCTACAAACAAGAAAAAGATGTTGAATATACCTTACGGTGAAGATCCATTTGTTCTTGTTGCAATGTATTTAAAAACAGATGAAGGTCTCGAAGCATTAAAAATGTTAGAACATCATTTGGAGAATGCATAAATAATATTATATTTGTAATGTTGTTTTAGGGTTATACTCGTTTGTTTGGTAAAGGTCGCTTTTAGCGGCCTTTATTTTTTTGTATCTTTGTGAAAAGATATTCTTATGATAAATTCTGTAAGGAACACTGTATTGTCTATTCTAAACAAGAATAACTACGGATATATTTCTCCATCGGATTTTAATCTACTTGCAAAGCAAGCACAGATGGAAATTTATGAGGAGTATTACAGCGCCTATAATAAAACCAACAATATGGAGAATGCTAGGATGTCAGGTACTGAGTACGCTGATATCAAGAATCCTATTGCTGAGACGCTAGAATCATTTTTACGCAATGACACATTAGTTCAAGTTGCACCTGCAACAAACCAATACTATTACCCATCACTTACTACTACAGGCTATAATCCTTATATGGTAAGTAGATTGACTTGTTTTGATCCTACTGGAGCAACAAGATTGGGTGATGCAGAAAAGATTGCTAACGCTCGTATTTATATGTTGTTGGACTCAATGCTTACTGCACCAACAACAAAGTACCCTGCGTATATTATTGACGGAGATATAATTACTGTGTACCCTGATACCATCAGTGGTGTATCATCTTTGAAGTGCTCGTACTTTAGAACTCCTTTAGATCCGAAATGGACATACATTACATTGTCAAATGGAGAGCCTGTATTTGACCAATCTCAGCCTGACTACCAAGACTTTGAGCTTCCTGCTGAGGATGAGTACAAATTAATTACAAAGATGTTAGAGTACTGTGGTATGTCAATTAGAGAGATTCAAGTTGCTCAGTATGGTATTCAGCAAGAGCAGAACGAAAACCCTGCATTTAGCACACAACAATAATAGACTATGGCATATATTTCACAATATCAGTACTACGAGAATGGTGGTAATCAACCTGAGGACGCCAATTGGGGGTCTTATCAGTATGTAAGCTTGTACGACATCGTCAATAATTTCTTGTTGATGTACACAGGTAATCACTCATTGGTTAACAATGAGGAGCGCTATAAGATTCTATTTCACGCTAAGCGTGCTGTTCAAGAATTGAACTACGATGCGTTTAAAGAGATCAAAGTTCTTCAGTTGACCATCTGTGACCAACTGCGCTTTGTTCTTCCGTCAGACTACGTAAATTGGGTCCGTATCTCATTGTATAAGGACGGGTATATTAGACCAATGACTGAGAACATTCAGGTTCAGTCAGCAAAGGCATATCTTCAGGACAATAACTGCAAGATTCTTTTTGATCAAGATGGTAATGCGCTTGAGCCGCAGTTCTCAGAGCTTGATTGGGATCGTATTACGGGAACACAAAAGAGCATTTATCTAAATCCTGGGAACCAATTTGATGGTCAAGAAGGTTGGAACTATGACGGGATGTGGTACTTTGAGAGAAGTATTGGCGACAGATATGGTTTAAATACTGAAACTGCTAACGCAAATCCAACATTTACTATTGATAAAAAGGCAGGAGTTATTAACTTTAGCTCGCATATGTCAGGAGAGTCTGTTATCCTTGAGTACGTATCTGATGGTATGGAGAATGGTGACGACACTTTGGTTACTGTAAATAAGTTGTTTGAGAAGTATGTATATGCTTACATTATGTATGAGATACTTAACTCAAAGCTTGGTGTTCAAGAGTACATTGTAACAAGAGCACGCAAAGAAAAGTCATCTTTATTACGTAACGCAAAAATTAGAATGAGTAACATTCACCCGGGCAGATTGCTAATGAACCTACGTGGTCAGAATAAATGGGTAAAGTAATATGGCAGAACTTACTAGAAATTTTAACAAGGGAGTAATGAACAAAGTCGTTGATGAACGACTTATCCCTGATGGCCAATATATTGACGCACTAAATGTGCGCATGGGGTCTACTGAGCAAAAGAGTATCGGTGCAATTGAGAACACAAAAGGTAACTTAAAACTTACCAACTTGGTTTACATTGACGGAACTCCGCTAAACGGTGCACGTACAATTGGTGCTTTTGAGGATGGCGCAAAAGAGACCATCTATTGGTTTGTTCACGACTCAAATTTCCCTGTTGGAGCTACAGGTAAGCTTGATATGATTGTATCGTTAAATGTCCTTACAAACATACTAACGTATCACGTTATTAGTATTGACGATGGAGGCGGTGTAAATACCACGCTAAACTTTGATGAGAAGTATGTCATTACAGGTGTCAACAAAATTGACGACTTGTTATTTTGGACAGATGACTACAATCCACCAAGATTTATCAATGTAACTGAGAACTATGCTAATCCTTCTCCTAGCAACATTGACTACTATGTGGCATTACCTCCTGCTCCAATAGCACCTCATCCTGAGATTTTATTAGAGAGGTTACAGGTAGTTAAGAAGCCACCTGTTGCCTCACCTGATCTTCAGTTGACAAATGTACCGGGACAAGAGAACTTCTTAAGCGAGAGATTTATTTGTTTTGCATATCGTTATCGCTATGCTGACAATCAATATTCAGCTATATCTCAATTTACAGAGCCTGCATTTATACCAAATCCATTTGACTTCAGTAATGACAATTACTTGAATGCAGGTATGGTTAATGACTTCAATACTGCTATCATCACCTATAATTCAGGTGGTCCATTAGTAGTTGGTGTTGACTTGCTTTTCAAAGAAATGGAAAGTAATGTAATCAGAGTAATTGAGAAGCTTGACAAAACAAACCTTGGTTTGTCAGATAACACAAATTATACCTACTCATTCACAAATAGCAAAATATATACGGTTCTACCTGAGTCTGAGATACTTAGATTGTATGACAACGTGCCGTTATTAGCTAAAGCTCAGACCATTATGGGTAACCGTCTAATGTACGGTAACTATTTGGAGGGTTATGACTTAGTTGATAAATACGGTACTGATTTACAGTTAATATATACCACTGCTTTAAGAACTGAGGAGATTGGTATTGATCCAATTATTAATACAATTGTTAATGGTGATTATAATATAGATGGATCAGTTACTGTAATTGGCGGCGCATTAGACATTGATTTATCAGGAATTTCACTTACAGCAGGATCTGTAATTAATATTAATTTTTCATTAGGGCATTCTACATTCAGTGGAAGCACGCCTTATCCAACTCAGACAAATAATGATGTTGATGTATCATTCACTTATTATTTACCTTCAACATTTTCGTCTGTTTCAGATATGGTTGCCAGCTCTTCTTTTCAAGAGGCTGTTGGTACATTAGCGAATGTTCAGACAATGGCAAATGCTTGTTTGGGCACTACATTGTCAGATGCGTTTAACTGCGCAATGCTTGCAAACTTAAACATATACTCTAAATATACTAGTGGTATTAATACCACTAACTTATTGGTTTCCGCATCAAATGTATTTGGAAGTGATATCATTACATTCCAATTCCCTGCAGTTGCCTATGTAGACAACTTAATTACACCTACATATACTGCATATGAGTATATGAAAATAAATTTTGCTGAGGGATCATTTAGTACAATATCTCAAACACAAAGTTTACACAGTAACCGTGACTACGAGATTGGTATTGTGTATATGGATGATTTCAATCGTTCAACTACAACTTTAGTAAGTCAATACAATACTGAGCACGTACCTTGTAGTAATTCTGATACAAAGAATAGCATATTAGTTACGATTGATCCAAATCAAATTGCTCCTTATTGGGCTACTCGATATAAGTTTGTAATCAAAGCTGATAGAGATAATTATGAGACTATATACACAAATATATTCTTCATAGATCCCGATACAGGAATGGGTTATTTTCTTTTAGAGGGAGAGAACACTAGAAAGGTAGAGGTTGGAAGTAGATTGATTGTAAAAAGAGATACCTCAGGGATTGTGGATAGTTGCTCATACGCAACTGTTCTTGATAAACAATCACAACCTGCTGATTTTATTTCTATACCAAATCCATTAAATCCTGGAACAGATTTACCTATACCTGCAGGTGTTTATATTAAAATAAAACCAAATGATTTTAATGCTCAATTTAGTCCTGATTCATTCATAAGCCCGGGATTAAAAAGTCAATCTACATATCTTACAGGAGGTTATCCATTTTTGGCTTATGACATGAACTTAGAGGATCCTAACAATCCCGGGACCTATGTTGATTATGACATTCCTAAAGGAACTAAAATTAAAATGTTTTTTGAGTTTAGAAGAGGGAAGAATCCTAGTAATGTTCAAGCTTGTGAAAGTCGTTGGTATACTCTTGAAAAAGATTTTGTATCTCAATCCAATTATACAAATATGTATTTTTGGTTTATTGGAGATCAAATTGCGAGTCAATTAAATGATGGTGATCCATATGTAAGTGGAACAGGAAATTGTAATATTGACAATATATTTATACCTACAATAACCAATACTTTTTTTGATATAACAACTGATCCGTGTATAAATTACTATAGATTTTTTAGAAATCTAACTACCAATCGCTTAGCATTGATGGTTACGGGGCCGGAAACTTGTGGAAACAAACAATCTTATATATCTGCTAAATTTGAAATTGTAAGAGCTGACTCATTATTTGTTTTTGAGACTGAGCCATCAGATACTTTGCCTGATGTGTTTTTTGAGAACAACGAGTCATTTGAAATCAATGCATTAGGCGAGCATCAAGGTAATATCCAAGATCAAAACTTTTCACTAGGCTTACCTGCTATTGTTGACACAGGTTTCTTCAACTGCTATGCATTTGGTAATGGTGTTGAGAGCTATAAGACTAGAGATTCAATCATTGGTAACTTCATTACGCTTGGCAACAAGGTAACCACAATTGCTGCTGAAGATTACAGAGCAATCAGAAGATACTCTGACATCACTTATAGTGGTATTTACAACAACGAGAGTAACGTAAACAAGTTGAATGAATTCAACCTTGGCTTACTAAACTTTAAGCAGTTAGAGCGCTCATTTGGGCCTATCTATATTATGGATGCTCGTCAAACTGACGTGCTTGTATTGCAAGAAGATAAAATATCATACGTTCTTGCTGAAAAGAACTTGCTATCAGATGCAGCAGGAGGTGGTGCTTTGACTTCAGTACCTGAGGTATTAGGAACTCAAGTGGCCCGTGTTGAGAAGTATGGTATCTCATTCAACCCTGAGAGCTACATCCAATGGGGTGAGGACAGATACTTTACTGACGTTAAGCGTGGCGCTGTCATCAATCTAAAAGATGGTGAGACAGGT